GTGAAGTAGGCGGTGGACGGTGAACAATCATATCAGAATCAATAAACAAAATTTTTGATTTATCGGGGAAGTCAAGTGGAGAACCAGGTGAATTATGAAGTGGACGCAGCGAACGCTGATTGCACTTTTTACATTCATACACGGTTGGAAGTTGTAGAACCATTCCGGGAGTCACAATACGAACAGGTCCATGTAGACAATGTTCTAGGAAAAGACCTGGAGTTGTCCATCCTTCTGACATGAACCGATCAACAGTTGGAACTGGAAGATCAACCCATATGCTATCTCCAATTTCCCACTCTTCTTGCAAAAGAGTCCCAAATGGGCTCTCATGAAACCACAACAAGTTGAAATCTGCGTGGTTTTTGGTATCATGTTCAACACATCCAACACGTGTTAACTCTTCATCATACAACCAATAGACATTTGCATGAGTATAGGTTGGATCACGGGCACCTCGGTATACATCTCGTCCGTCCATACTCCAAAGATCGGACTCAACATCGTTGTCATGTTCGCTAATATCACGCGAGGTTGGATATAGAATTTTTGTAGTAAAGACTGAAAGCATCTTACTCAAAGGTAACAACAACTTTGACATCGTGGTGACGCACACCCTTGGTCGCAGACCTAGAAAGCTCGTGGCGTTTGCGACGTCCACCCTCATCCGTCTTTGCCTGAATCATTGTTGAACATGCCTCCATGTCTGCGTGAACCTCATCATAATTGTCCTCAAGATACTTGAGAACCTCATCCTGAATTGCCCACTCAAAGAAATTCAACTGTCCAACTGTTGTGTCCATCTCCATAAACTGGATCCGCTTCCAACGGCAGAAGGGATCGAACATCTTCTTGCTATACGCCTTCAGATGTGACTTGTAGGCCAGGTAGACAATCACATGACGATTCTCAGTTGTCAGGTACGAAACATTGTGCTTCTTTGCATAATTGGTCACCAGCCAATCCAAAAGACGAAGACTGATGCGCGATTCCCCGGAGAGAATGGCCTTCACACGATTCAAGTTCTCTGCGTTGGAATAGAATGTCTGAAGACGATGAAGAACCCAGTGATCACGATTCTGAATGACCTCCATTTTTGTATTATTAATGCGGTTATATCGCTTAAAGTGGGTCTGTAAGGTAAAGACAATGGACAACACTGATCTAGCGTTGTACATGATGAAGAGGAAGTTTTCTGGTAACAATGTCTCTGTCACTGGCGATAAGGAATATGACTCATTCTTGGAGATGATTCGTGATATGTCTCCACTCCCCGATCCCGAGTTCAAGGAGGGAGATGTCCAGCCCGTGATTGAGGATGCGGGTGCAGCTCTTGACAAGATTGAGGCACATGATACAGAGTTCAAGAAGTTGATTGAGGATATGTTTGATGATGTCAAGGGATTTCAGAAGCTAACTCAAGATGAGATTGAAAATCGCATTATTGCGCGGAAAGAAAACGAACTTTCGGAGAGTAAGCAGAATGAAGGTAATGGACGAAGCACTGAGTGTGTGGCTTCTAGAGAACAGACCTTACACACATCTTCAGAGGCGGATACGACAATTCATCCTCCTATGTCAGAAACTACAGCCTCAGTTGTCGTACCGACTATTGAGGATGCAAGTCCTGGAAGCACTGGAAAGGGTCATGAACTCGACAGTTGGACGATTGTGGTTGCGTGACAGAGCATTTGAGAGAACAATCCGTCTCTATGGAAACCAAGATCAGCGAACGGATGCATGGCACAACAAGCGCGGAACGATGATCACTGCGTCAGAAGTAACAAAAGTTTGGATGTCTGAAGCAAGTAGGCTTGAACTTCTCTTGAAGAAGCTTGAGCCTCCTTCATCTTCCGGGTCAGGTTCAATTGCACCTCTTATTTGGGGAACTCGCTTTGAGCCAGTCGCAAAGCGAATCTTTGAGCAAACGACAAACTGTAGCGTGATTGACGTCGGATGTTGTACACATCCTACGGTCCCTTTCCTTGGAGCCTCTCCGGATGGTTTGATTGTTCCAAATGATACATCAGATCCTCTTCGTTATGGTCGGTTGATTGAATTCAAGTGTCCAATGAGCCGAGCTGAGAAGCCAGCAATTCCGGATGCCTACATACACCAAATGCAAATGCAGATGGAGTGTACGGGCATTGATGAGTGCGAGTATGCAGAGTTTCGGTTCAAGCAAGTATTCTTTGCAGAATGGGAGTCTGCTAGTGTAGTGAAGGGCGTCTTCGCAGTTGATGAAAAGGAGAAAGTCGTCTACAAGTCCGATGATGCAGATGTCCACGAGTGGCAGGCTCCACTCATGGAGACTCATCAGTTTATTTACTGGATTTTGGTTGGAATCAAGCAAGATTTTGTTCCGAAGGACAAGGAGTGGTTGTCTACACGGCTTCCCGCACTCAAGTCATTTTGGGATGATGTTGTTCGCCACCGCACAGATGGTACGAAACCTGTTGTACAGCCAAAGATTATGTCAATCGATCTTTAAGTGACATACGCATTGAACTGATTCACGCGAAATGGAGATTCCTGTCCTGGAATAGGTCCCGATGAGTACTGTGCAGGTTCAATGTGGTTAGTCTGCTGAGCATACGAAGAATCTTCAACGGCAGCACGCTTCTCTTCCTGTGTGGTCTCATAGAATCCAACCTTGAAGTTTTCCCTTGCAAAGAAGCTCCATGCCACTGCGAGGACAAGGACTCCAACTATAAACCAAACAATGTGCTTCATTGTTCAAGATCATGAAAAAAACGAATCGTATAAACTGTAAGAAGAGGGAGTATACAATGGAGAATATTACACCCGTCGATATCGCCTTGAACACCCTCCGTACCATGCTTGAGCTTAGGAACCTGAACATTGAGACGGAGGGGATTAGTACTGAAGATAAGAAGATGGAGAAGGTTCGGCTTTATACGATCGGTTCAATTCTTGTGTGTTTCAGCACGAAGGATAAGATGCTGGCTCAGGATATTGACTATATTGTCAACAGCTTTGCGAAGGAGAATGGACATACAAATGGGATTATCATTGTTGCCCTCTCTCGGCCATCCGAGAATGTTCTGAAGACAGTCAAGTCTCATGCAAAGAACCACGTACAGTTCTTCCACGTTGATCAGCTACAGACTGCAGTTTGGTATACCACACACCGTTTCGCGATTCCTCATAGGATTCTTAGTGAAGACGAGAAGGTGAAGGTGTTTGCAAAGTACAAGGTTCGTGACCCCAAGGAGGAGCTGCCGTGGATTGATTCTCAGGATCCGGCTGCCAAGTGGATTGGAGCTATTCCCGGAGATGTTCTTGAGGTAATTCGTCACAGTGATACGGCAGGGCGTTCTATCGCATACAGGTATTGTGTTGAGGATGTAAATGTTACTCAATAACAATGGACGAACTTGAACAAAAATATCAAACTCTCCACTCAAACTACGAACACCTTATTGCTGCAGGAGATCCTAGTTCTATGGCTCAAATTGAAAGCCTTAACAAACAGTTGGCTGATATCCTTGCAGAGATGCTTGAGAAGGTAGCCACTGTTCGCGATGGTGCTGCGAATATCGCAACTTATCGCGATGATCTTTCTAAGAGGCTAGTTCGGATTCAACAGGACTACAACGGTCTCGCCGTAAGTCATGATAAAATTGAGACGCTTCGTAGGATCCGCGATGATCAAAAAACAAATTTTGATACAGCATTTTTTTGGTATGCACTTTTACTGACAGGTGCATGCATCCTCTTGTTCTTTGCAATAGTCATCAAAGGAGGTCATGTTGCTGCTGCTAATCCTGCGATGACGGCAACGCCAAGTAATATGCCTCCCTTTACGTACAGGCCAGTGTAATCAATCGGTGCCAATGGAACAGTGTTCAGTTCCTTTGTTTTGATGTACTGATCTTGGAGTTGAGGACCAACTTGTTTTATCTCCTTGGATTTCTGTTGAAGACTTTGGAGTTTCGCGTTGGCATCTGAATACTGTCCTAGGAATCCCTGGACATACCGAGCATCGGCTGCAAGTTGGCCTTGGACAGCATTCAATTTTTGATCAAGAGCCCTAGCTGCATTTTCATATGCAGTCTTGTAGGCAACATTTCCAGTTACTCGGTATGATGCTAGGTTTTCTTTATATGTGTTAAGCAGGGTTACAAAATCCAGTGGCAGCGCTGCCATTATCTTGTTGCCCATAAACAAAAATGCCCACTTCACCGTTTGGCCAAGTCAACCCCCCTAATCGCCGCATGATGGTTGGCGATGCATCTGAGCACACTCGTTTTATTCGTATGACAGCTACTCTTGCTCCCTACCTGAGCAAGGGAACATCCCCTGCTCCCAATCTGCTTGGGTGGCGTGACATGGGCGCTAATCGTGATGCGCGTATTGCGGCTCCGTTCTTCGCTGCATACAAGTCTTTTATTCCGAACCGTTAAACAATGGGAGTCATTGAAGACCAACACGGTGCGATTCAGACAGAATACGCAGCGTTCACATCTGCTAACCAAGTTGCCGACGAGATAAAGAAGACTTCTGAGATACTTCGTCCACTGCGGTCAAAGACACAACCGGTGGAAGAGTCGCACGAGGTTACAAATCAGATTTTGAATGCAAAGAACCTGACTGTGATCCAAACTGCCCTGTTTTCAGTATTGTTTGCTCTCCTTATGTTTCTGTTTGTTCCTGGCGAATATGCTGCGATGGCTGCGTTTTTAACACTTTGCGTGGGTGCCTCGGTTGGAATCTATCTATCTACTAGATAATGGGAAACTGTCCATCGGAATTTACGGTGGCACCGAGCGGTTTTGCTTGTGTGCTCCAATGTCCTACGTCAAAGAACTATCAAATGGTGGCAACGGGGCAGAATCTGTCATGTATGTACAGCGGTGATTCATCAATCAGCGTACCTTTGCGTTCTGTTCCAATGTATCAGCAACCAAGAGAGATTGTTAGTTATACTGCTTTGCCAAACAAGGACGTCTATGCTAACGAAGTTAATCGGTTTGAGAATGCCCTTGCAATTGCAAATGCAAAGATAGACGCAGCAGTCAAGCTTCAGACCGCCTTCAAGACCCTCCAGGATGCCGAGGCAGTGCGTGACCAGGCTCCTGAAGCATATCAACAGGCACGTATCGGATACTACACTCTTCTTAAGGGAGACACATGGATTAATGATGAGAAGCAGCGTGTGGCAGCCACTGAAGCTCAGCCCATTGTCAATGACTACATCAACAAGTACACAACGTTAACAAATCAGGATCAGCAGCAGAAGTCTACCATTAATCTTGTGAATGGCGTAAAGGATAAGGTCTTGTCTGTTCAAGACGAGCTGCAGTATTCAGTTGATGCTTTTACAAGACAGATTGGTGATATCAAGAACCAAATCAATATCGAGCGTCACAAGAAGGCCGAACAGTTGGTTAATCCTTTAGATTGGGTTGATGTGTTTCTGAATATTCTTCTTGTACTTGGAACTTTGGTTGCGATTTATTATGTGTTCAAAGCAGTTATGAAGACTCGCGTTCAACCAACTATCCCACTAACCTCCCCAACTACGTAATGGAGGTAACTGACCCTCGATCCGTAACTGATTTTCAAAAAACAACATTCTGTGGACATCCACGTGCCCACGTGACCAAGGTTCTGTTACAGAACGTTCAACTTGGTCATGCGGATTACGCATGCTATTGGACTCTAGAACTTCTTTGTTCGGGCCTTGTTCATAGTCTTTGGGCTGCCTTCTTTGATGCGGCAGCTCTCCACATCAACCGCGCACAACCGAATGTATTTGTATACTTGGCTGAATCCTACGAAAAATACATGCCATTAGAATCTGCATATCCGATCTCAAAGATGACCTCTATCCGCAATAATCCTGATGTTCGTCGTCTTGTTTGTGAAGTTGCGTCTACTTTGTCTCTCTGTCGTAAGAACAAGCTTCCATCTTTGCCCACAATCAAACCCAGTCATGACTTTGACCCAGTGACAATTCAGGAAGGACTTCGCGCACCTTCATCCATTTATGGCAAGATTGTCCTGCGTCCTGCAGATCCTCTTTCTGTGGCTGTACCTGTCAATGAGTTTTGTTATAATATCCGTTCTGACATTCGTGATGTAACGCGCTGTCTGTATTGGATGGCCTGGACATTTGCATTATGTAAGGAGCATAAGAAGCAAAACAAGGAACCACTTCTATTTGCTCTTCGCCATGACGAATTTGTTGTTGATGCCCATGCACATCAGCCAGTTTGGTTGTTTTGGGATGCAATTCGTAAACAGACGCAGCCGAATGCACGCAACGTAATTGAAGTTCTCTACAAGATGTACTGCCTGCGTTGGTCACCTGCAGATGCTAAACAAAAGCAGCATCTTTTGATTGCAGCTATTCTGATTGTATGCGAAGGCACAACACTGGATACAACTGTTGTAACTGGATCCACTGTGGCGGTTTCAAATGTCCTTCAGGGAATGCCGGGATGGATTGATGCGATTATTCGTATGCAGAAGAGTTTTTCTACCTAACACCTAAAGATGAAGGATAAGATCATTCATGTCTTGATTGTGACGCTGGTGTTTTTCATTGTTTCTAATCCAATGACGTATCGGTTCACAGATGGTCTTTTGACACCGTGCATAGGTCATATTACCTATGGATCAGGTCTTCCTACATCAACCGGTCTTCTTCTTCACTCCATTGTATTTGCTGTATTAGTTTGGTGT